AGGTTGTTTCTAGTGTCCAAGGTAGAGTTGTATCTGTTATGGTAAATGTAGTACCACTAGCTGCTATATCAGCAGAGGGTGTTACATTAGATCCATTCCAAGTTTTTACTTCAGCCCCAAAAACTTGACGCTGTTCTACTTCGGTTATAGTTTGTGTGGTTGTGGTCGTTGAGTTCATCGACCCTGTTGTAAACTGGGGCGTAACAACATTAGCATATGCACCTGCAGGTAGCAGTAACATAGCAATAAATAATTTTTTCATGGTTTTGGTTGTTTGTCTTTTTCGCCTTTTGTTCTACCTGTAGATAGCCCGAACGTGGCCAGTGCCCCAGTAAAAATCGAGGCTACGAACGTAATGTCGGACGATGCACCTACAGGTTTTTTAACCATAGGTAACTCAACATAGTTAAGAGTAATAATAAAACCAGACCAAACAACAACTCCTAGACGTACGATTGCACCTAGTACTGCCATCTGTTCATCATGGTCATCTACATTTTCTTTTATCTTTTTTAAGAAACTTTTGGGTTGTCCTTTGATAACCTTATCTTCTTCCATGCTGTTTTAAGTATTGGTTTCATAGCTGTAACAACCCATTTAAAAGCTGCTGTTGCAGTTAGGGTTGCAGCTACAGAAACGACTGCTGTAGTAGAAGCCGTTATAAGTATTTCGTTTTCTGGTAAAGGCATTTGAAAGTCCGTAAACGGTATGTCAACTTGCCTAATGCCAGTAGGTGCTTCTTCTGTAGCCTCTGGTTGAGTACCTTCTGGTTCTCTAAGATCACTAGGAGGTACTACCAAAGGTACATAACTAGGAACGTCAGCAGTAGGTAATGGTATAGATATTGTTTCTATATTTTCTACGCTAGGGATTGAGATGCTTGGAATGTTTCCCATGATTCTTTTACTGCATCTGTCCATGCTGCATTACATATTGCTTGAACCTCTGCTGGTTCTCCACTTATATCTGAGTCTGGATGTAATACATGTCTTTCAAAAGATCTTGTTAATTCTACGTCATCTTTCTTGATAACTGTTGCTTTGCGAACTTGTATCGCTTTGTATGGCCCGACAATTTCTATCTTGTCGTATTCTATTGATTCACTTAATGCCATTAGGATTAATCTCCGATTAAAACAGGTTTAGGCTTAGTTTATAGACATAGCTCGGTCTATTAACCTGTGCAATAGGTTACTGCAAATTGAACTACAGTTCCATCTTGCATGAAAAGTGAAGCGTTTTTCAAACTAAGGTCAGAGTGTTGCCACTCAATTCTTCCAGAAGTCGTATAATCAAACAGTCTAAATACAAAATGTCCATTGCTACCATAAGTACTACTTGTATCTACGTTCATAGCTATCATCGGATACCTGTAATCTCGTAGTCCACCAGCAGGTGAAGAGCTGTATTGTATAGGGTTAAATGGAAAATTACCAAACTGCCACGCATTACTTGTACTTCTATTACTTGGTGTTCCGTTTAATTGAACTTCAATGTGAATATGTACCGTTCTTCCAATTTTAACGTAACGACCTATTGCTAAAGATAAAGATGTGTTTGATTGCCCTTCTACAAATATAGTTGGCGTAAAAGTTCCTTCTTCATAGTCTGTTAAAACTTCTGAAATAGCACCAGCTGTATCAGCAGTAGCACCAAAGCTAATACCATGACCGTTTGCTACAACCAAGTCACCATCAGCTAATTCGCAATTACCACCACTTTTTATTCTAAATTTTTCACTACCACTTGCTGTAAAAGCAAGCTCATTATTTTGTGAAAATATCTGTGTACTTTCAACGCTTGAACTACCATTGTTTACTAAATTAAATCGAGTTGCTGTAGAACTTACACGGTTTCCAATTGTTAATCCAGCGTTACTAGATACTCCCGAAGTATCATGGTTAATCCCAACTCCTGTGTCTGTTATACGCAATTTTTCACTAGGAGTTCCACCACCAGCACCAGAACCTTTAAAAATAATATTTGATGTAACATTACCACCACCTTTATTATTTTGTATTACTAAATCATTATCAGATGCAGAAGCTGCTACTTCATGCTTGGTTGCACCTGGGCCTGTTAAAATATAAGCTGATCCATTGTCGGTTATTTCAAGTGTACCACTACCATTATAAGTTAATGTTGATTCACCTTCTAAAGTATTAGCAGTACCAGAGCCAGTAATAATTCTGTTGTCTGCGTTGTTGTTTATGGTTGTACCAGTAATAGTTTCAAATGTAGGATCTGCTCCGTTGTTTGCACGTAAGAACTTACCATCGTTAGATGATGTGCCGTGTGGTAGTTTATCTAGTGTTACTGCTTGATCTTGTATAGCTCCTGTAACTACAGAATTTGCTGTAATCTGAGCTGACGTTACAGAGTTATTTGCTAGTTTTATTCCAGTAACTGCACCATTAGCTATTTTAACTGTAGTAACTGCACTGTTAGCTATTTTACCTTCAGTAACTGCACTACCTGCAAGTTTTGCTTCTGTTACACCACCGTCTACTAGTGCACCAGTAATATATAGTATACCGTTCATAGCAGCATGACTGGTACACTGATAGTATAGAACATCAGGTGCATTGTGTTGTACTTCTATAATAACTGTACCACTACCAGCGTTGTTAGTAACACCAGTATTGTATGCAGTACCGCTTGCTCCAGATGTACTTTGTATACGTATAGGATGACCACCTGAGCCATTCTCAAATCTATACGTTTTACCTCTTGTAAGGTAGAGGGTAGGGTTGTTGACAGTGCCATTCAACCCTTCTCCTTGAAATGTGTAGGCACTAGAACCACTAGCACCTATTGTAAAAACTCGATCTAAAGCGTCACCATCTAGACCAGCTCGTTTTATTTGTGTTAATGTCATTCTGGTTTAGGATATTTTGCTTTAACAGGATCGACTATGTCTGTTTTCCATTTTTCGATTCCGTTGTGGTATATGTAATCGAGTTGTGTACCCCAATCTGGATACTCATTTGCTCTACTAATTTGGTATTTATTATTAGTAATTGCTGTTAATTTTTCTGCTTTTTTTGCAGCAAGATCAGAGTCAGATGGAGGTATAATACCATCACCCCACTCTACAACTTCAACAGAACCATCATAATTTTGTTGGCACTTAATTGCATATCTAGGTTGACCAGATACAAGTTCTGTTGCTGCTTCTGTTAGTGCTTGTAACTCATCCATTAATTTGGTTCTCCAATTTCTTCTCTTAAAATAATACGAGTTCTACCTCGACCAAACCTACCTGATGAAGTTTGTGAACCTTGATTTAAATAAAATGTGTTTTCACCAATAGTTCGTAATCTAACAGTAAGTAAATTACCATCAGACCAATCGTTATTAACTAAAAACATCATAGGTAAATTATATCCATATATTCTGGTATTACCTCTACAATTAGAAACATAAGAGGTATTCATTCCAGAATATGTATTAGGGTTATCTGCGAAGGATATATAGGAACCAGAATCTACTTTATATGCTGCATCAAAAGCTCTATCCATACCTTCTGTATTGTTATAACCATGCACTTCAATGTAAACAAGTAATTTACTAATATTTGACCTAGCAGTCATGGTGCAAGTCATAACGTCTTGATAAGTGGACGATCCAGCAGAAAAACTCGTAATAGTTGAAAATAATTCCTGTTTAGTTTGTATTGTTGACGTTGGATAATATTGACTACCATCAGGAAAATTAATACCCATTATGATACCTCCGTTAAATTAAATTTGTACTTTTTACCAGAACGGTTATTTTTTAAGAACAAGTCTGATTCTCCTTCTTGTATTGTCCAATCACCCCAACTACCGTCAATATCATTAGATGAACCTTTGTTAGATAGGTTAAGGTCGTTGGTATAGATGTTTCTCCAACGATAAGATGATCCGCCTAAATCGTAAGTATTATTTGCATAAGGGCTAAAATGACCAGATGAATCAAATCTTGCAACATGAGTTGTGGTATTTCCTATTAATACACTAAAAATTAATTGTCCAGTTGAGGCTGATACTGCATCTCCTGTTAATCTTGCAACTTCATCAGTACCATTTGCACCAAAAAATCCTAATGTTGGACTATTTGATTGATCTCGAATGTCTATTCCATTCCCACTTGTCTCTAATTGAAGTTCATTATTGTGAAATAATTTACACGCACCACCTTGTACAAATTGTGCAAGAGTTTGATTATCAGCATTATTCTTTATCTGAGTTGTACCATCATTTAATATATTTAAAGTACCAGTATTGTTTTTTATCCATGACTCGTTATTAAAATGATAAAGTTCTAGGTCATCACCAGTTCCAAGTTTTATTCTTTCGCTATCACTTAGTTTTAATTCATTTGGAAAACAACCACCATAAATGTTAACGCCATTAGTTACCGTACGCAGTTTTTCTGAGTTGTTGTAATATAGCTCTACGCCTTCAGTACTTTTAAATATAGCTAAATCGTGAGCAAAACTACCACCACCCTTTATATTAATATTACTATTATTTGTTCTAATATTTAATGGCCCTGTACCAGCATCGTCTATAAACGATCCGTTTGAATCGTGATAGATTTGCAAGTCATCACCATTACCAAATTTTAAACGGTCATCTGTAGCACCACTACTATCACCAAAAGTAATTACTTTATTATTAGTATCTAAGTTACCGCCTAGCTGCGGTGAACTGTCACCGACTAGATCTGTGTTAACAGTGTTACCAGATGCTGCTGTAATACGTCCCTGAGCGTCTACAGTGATGCTTGGGATAGAAGTTGATGAACCATAACTACCAGCACTTACAGACGTGTTAGCGAGCTGATTAGCTCCTACAGCGTCATTAGCTATTTTAGCCATAGTAACTGCATCGTCTGCAATCTTAGCTGTAGTTACGTTTGCATCTGTAATCTTTGCAGTTGTAACTGATCCGTTCTGTAGTATAGCAGTTGAAACTGTGTTGTTACTTGGTGTACCTATGTTTATGGTACTACCTATAACGACAGCATGATATGTACTACCAGTTGCTGGAGCAGCTCCTAATTTAACAGTACTGCCATCTAAAACAAATCCTTCCGATGGAGTTGATGTACCAGCGTTAGGTTTTTGTACGACACCATTAATAACAAGTAATATTTGTTCTGCGTTAGTAGGTGCGTTAGTTATAGTAAAGTTCTGTGTAGATCCGTCAAAAGCTGGACTAAGTGTAGAAATAAAAAAGTTACCTATACTTTGTGCTTCTTCCCATGCTGTGTTAGTTCCGTTATATACAAGAAGTTTACCTGTGCTAGTATTAAAGAATAAATCACCATTATCTAAGCTAGTTGTAGGGTTGCTAGATCCAACTCTATACCTTTCTGAAAAGTCGTTGATGTCTCCACTAAGGTTAACAAGATCATCTTCTTTTAGTGTGGCTTTGTGGTAAGTGTAGTTTTGACTGGATCCTGTAGATACTACAATAAATCTTATACCATTATCTACAGTTGTACCACGAAAGTTACTAGGTATTCCTGATATGTTTACTGTAGTGCCACCAACAGTTGCACCACTGGCTGTACCAGTGCTGCTAACTGCCAAACCTCCAACATCCGCTATACTGACACAAACACCAGAAACTGGTTGTGTGTTAGGAAAAGAACTCTCGTTAGCTATAGCTTCAAAACCACCAAATGGTTCTAACTGTGCAGCTACATAGTCAACAATAGCACCAGAGGTTGGAAACTTAGTATCATCATCAGTGACAGTAGTTGCTTTTTGCATACCGTCAATCTGGTTAAGGTCTGCTATGTCAGCAGTTAAAGCTGTGCTGTCAGCAAGTTTAGAAGCTGTACCAGATTGCATACCAGCTAATGTTGTAAGCTCACCATCAGCTATTTTGTCAGTTGTAACAGCGTTACTTGCTATCTTAGCTGCTGTAACTGCATTATCGCCTAATTTAGCTTCAGTAACTGCTCCATTATTTATTTTATTTACTGAAACTGCACTGTCTGCAATCTTAGCTTCTGTAACTTGGGAGTTAGCTATGTTTTCTGTATCTACTGCATTATTAGCTAGTATGGCATGAGTAACTGCATTATCTGCAATTTTAGCAGTAGTAACTGCATTATCTGCAATCTTAGCTGATGTTACGGCATTGCTTGCTATTTTATCTGTAACAATTTCACCGTTAGCAATATGCTCGCTACGAATAGATGTGTTTGCATAGTGCTCTGTATTTATTACGTCATCTTGAATATTAGACCCGTCAATACAATCATTAGATAGATGCACGTGATCTATTGATCCATCTACATAATGTTCTGAGTCTATGCTGTTATCTGCAATTTTTGATCCATTAACAACATCAGGAGCTAATTTATTAGCTGTTATCTGTGCGTCAGATATATGTTGTGTATCTATAGACCCATCTACTAAGTGTTCTGAATTTATGCTATCGTCAGCTATCTTAGCTCCAGTAACTGCATCAGCTGCTATCTTAACTGTAGATATAAGTCCATCTGCTAAGTCACCTGTAGCAACAGTTCCGTCTGCTATTTTTGCAGAGGTAATAGCACTGTCAGCTATGTCTGCTGTAGCAATACCACCATCTATAATATTAGAACTATTTATAAATGGTTGTGGTACACCATTAATAGTAGGTTGTACACCACCAAATATAGAGTTTTCTAAATCAAATGCCTTATTTCTAGCATCCTGTGCTGTAAAGTTAGATTCAGTAGATGAGTTGTTTAAATCTGTAGCTCTTATTGTACTACCACTAGCAAACGTAGTATATGCACTGTCTGCATCTCTTGTTCTACGCTCACAAAATACTACTGCTCCTTGAGGTAGTGCAGAGTTAAATGTAATTGTATTGTTATCGCTGGATAGTGTGTAGTT